TCTAAATATATTAGTTGAAGGATTAAGAATACTTAGCTGTCGGGACGACAGTGTTAGCTCAGTAAATATACAGACATTGGTTTGTAGTTCCTGAGAATCCTCCACGCTTGTCGTGGAGGTAGTTCAATGAAGATGTGAAAGAGGCTCCAGGAGACTCGTGGTTGTGTGGAGGTCAAAAGATGTATGAACAATTTTTGCATCTTTGTGACGAAGCATTTATTACGTGCTTAAAGCTTGAAGCCGATGGCACGTCAGTTTTTCCGAAAAAAATATTGGAAGAACTTTTTAGAATAAATAAGATTATTAAAAGCAGCGCAGCTTTTGTGATAGAACACTATGTTAGAAAATAAAATGAAGAAAAATAAAATGAAGAAAAATATCGTTGTTGTTACAGGGGTTTCTGGACAGGATGGCAGTCATATGGTTGACTACCTCTTAAAGAATACAGATTTTGAAATTTACGGAACCTTCCGAAGGGTCAGCGTTGGAAACTATAGGAATATTAAACATGCATTTGACGACTCTCGTTTCCACAGACTTACCTTTGATCTTACTGACCCTCACAGTATCATTTCCGTGGTGCGTGATCTTCAACCTGCCTATTTCATCAATTTTGCAGCGCAAAGTTTCGTCGGTAGTAGCTGGGATATTCCCAAGCAGACCTTTGAAACAAACGCCGTCGCAGTCTTAGACATCCTTGAGGCTATCAGGCAATTCTCACCAGAGACTCGCTTCTATAATGCAGGCACGTCAGAAGAATTTGGAGATGTGCAATGGACTCCTCAGACAGAGGGGCACCCAATAAGGCCACGTTCCCCCTACGGAGCAGCAAAAGCGGCTGCAAGGCATCTTGTGAAGGTTTACAGGGAGTCTTATGGATTATACGCCGTCCAAGGTTGGCTATTCAACCATGAGGGAACACGACGAGGGGAAGAATTTGTGACGAGAAAGATCACCCAAGGCGTTGCAGAGATCCAGCAGAAGATGTTGAAAGGCGAAGAGTTTAAGCCTATGAAGCTTGGAAATATGGCGACGAGACGAGACTGGTCTGATGCGGAAGATTTTGTTGACGGTGTCTGGAGGATGCTCAATCAAGAAAAATACAACAAAGAAATTCAAGAAGTGTATCGTGAAGAACTGGGAGTTTTTGATCCCAATGTGCCTACGCCAATTAAGAAAAAGAAAAAGCAAACAGAAGTTGTTTGGCTTACCAAAGTGAAAGAATACATTCTTGCGTCTGGGGAAGACCATACGATTGCCGAATTTGTAGATGTAGCTTTTGAAGCTGCGGGAATCGATGGAACTTTTGTTTTTGAGGATAAAAGAGAGGATTGGGCAACTGTCAAGTATCGTGTAAAGGGCACGAACGTTGTTCTTGTTGAGGTGAGTGCGGAATTCTTTAGGCCCGCAGAGGTTCAGGTTTTATGCGGAGACTCCACAAAGGCGCAAAAAGATTTGGGTTGGGAGTCTAAGGTTTCGTTTCGAGAGTTGGTCTATAAGATGGTGTCGAATGACATTCAGTCATTAATATCTTGACTTTAGAAAAAAGAGGAATATAATGGCGTAATGAAAGACTCGCCAGAATTATTACCACCTCCAGAAGCAAAGGAAGTTATCAGGCTTTACCTATCAAACAATTGGTGGACACAAAAGAGGCTTGCGACGAAATACAACACTACCTTATATCAGATCCAAAAGATTTTCAAGGAAAATAATATTGAGGCAAGAAACCTTTACACGGAGAGAGAGGTGGACTTTTGCAAGAAGTTTTTGTTTGAGGAGAAGTCTAAAAGGCTGAGTGGCAGAGAGTTGCATCTTGCTGCGGAGCTTTTGGAGAAATGTGGAGATAAAGAGTTCTGGGATTTTCTACCAATGAAAACAAAGTTGAATAGTCTTGCATGGTTTGTGTCTCAGGGCGGCAAGGCATTTTTAAATTGGCAATTCAAGGAGTTCAAGAAGGCGAAGAAAATAGAGCGTGGCTTGGATAAGAACGAGGATATTACGAAAAGAGGTGACGTTCAATTAGAAGGTAAGAATGTCAAGGATTTAAGCAGCGTGGGAGCTTCAAAGTTAAGGCCAAAAACAATTGAAGAGTTCATTAGGTTCGAAAAATAAGAGGAAATAAGAGGAAATATGGAAATAGTTTTAGACAATGATTTGTTTTTGAGTGATCTTCAGGACCATGATTTTAAAGTGTCAACTGGCAGCTTACTGTTGGATATCTTTTTAGGGGGCGGATTTGGTGCAGGAGTCAATAGATTCTCGGGCCAACCATCCCACGGTAAAACGATGCAGTGCTTACAATGGGCAAGTAAGTGGCTGGAGCATTGGGGAGATAAAGGTCGCGTTATTTATTACGACACGGAAGGCAGGCTCTCCCTGTTGAAGCTCATGGGAAGTCCAGTTTCTGGGATTTTTGACAAGGAAAGAAAGCTCCCAAGAGAGAAGAGGCGTTTTATCATTAGGAGAACTAATATCTATGAGGATATTGGGGATCAGATAATCTCCATGATCAAAAATAACTCAAGCGGGCTTAAATTTTTTATTGTTTTTGACTCCTTGGATATGATGAGATCTTCTCAAGACGTGAAGAAAACAATGGGCGAGGCTGTGCGAGTTGGCGGAACTGCAACGGTCAGCAATAATTTAATGAAGGACTTAGGGCCGAACCTATGCGCCTTTGGTCATCACTTCCATATCCTTTCTCAAGTTCGGGCAAATATCAACGCAGCAAAGCATGGCGGGAAAACGACCCAATCCTCTGGTGGGTGGGCTCTTCAGCATGCCTCCAATCTAACGGGGGACATCGAAAAGCTTTACGATGGGGACTACATCTATGCCGACGGGGCCAGTGAAGACGATCCATTTGCAGCTTTTGCCCAGACAGTTCGCCCTAAAAAGGCGAAGAAGAAGGGTGGGGACAAGGCTCCTACGCCTAAGAAAAAAATTGGGCATTATTACACGGTAAAATTTGTAAAGACCCCACATGATCGAGACAATGAATCGGTTTCAGTTCCCATCAAGCACAATCATGGAGTGTGGGTAGAAAGAGAGGTTGCGATTGTTTTGCTAATGTATAGCTTTGCCCGCAAGAGCGGGGTGTGGTATGCTTTCGATGATCACTTTAGGAAAGATATGATTGAGAAAGCAAAGTGGGATGAAGATGATTTCCCCCAGAGATTCCAAGGTAAGGAAAATTTCTACAACTTCTTTGAGGGAAGGGCAGAGCTTGTGAATTGCATGAAGGAAGAGATGACAAAGCATTTCATAGCGAAAACGGATGAGGCTTTATAACATATCGGGGAGACTTTGCACGAGAAAAAGCGTTTCAAAGTATCGCATTGATTGGGACGGTAAAAGTCGGTCAAAGTTTCAGGCTCAGGTAAAAAAGCTACTGTCTAAAGCTTGGGGGAGCAATATTGTTTACGAAGAGTTTCCAGTCTATGGGACTCGGTATAGTATCGATTTTTTTAACGCAACAAAGATGATGGCGATAGAGGTTCAGGGTGAGCAGCATACTAAATTTGTGAAGTTTTTTCACAACGGGAACCATAATCAATATCTTAATCAAATCCTAAAAGATGAAAGAAAGAGAGATTTTTGTGAGAAAAACGACATCAACTTAATTGAAATTTTTTGGGAAGAAAAGAAAAAGCTTAACCTACGATTTTTGAAAAAATTAGGAGTTTAAGTGTATAATATACCATGGCTCAAGACAATATCGATCCAGAAAAACTTCCAGACTTCACGATCCCAGAGAGTTTTTTAGACTCTCTTGAGGAATTTACAAATGGCGGGTTTATCCTGTTCTCTATCACGGAGAAAAGGAAAATAGCAGTCCATCATCGTGCAGAAGATGAAATCGCAAGCCTCGCCTTACATAGGGTGGTGGAGGGTTACGCCGAAGACAGAGAGGCTGTTTCTGTAGAGACGGTTCTCCCAGAAGAAGGTGAAGATGATTGTAGTTGACAAGCTTGGGAAAGAATGTATAATGCTAACATGATTGTTAGCAATTCTTTAGAAAAACATGTATTGGGAGGTCTAATACGACACCAAGAAGTATGGCCAGAAGTTGCGCCATTCTTGGAAGAGGCAGACTTTGCCTATGACATTAATAAGGTGATTTTTTTGCTGGTATCGAGCGCTTATAACAAAAGCGAAGCGATAGACCAAGGGTTGCTAACTGAGCGTTTGCGCAACACAGGAATGAGCTTTAGGGATAATATAGACCCTCCTGACTACGTAACAGGCTTGGCCTTAGTCCAAACCTCAGCAAAAACCACAATGCAAGCCATCAAAGACTTGAAGTCGGTCACAAAGAGACGCGAGTGTTCGGAGGTCTGCGATCAGATAAAGCGAAAGATGGTCGGCGATGCGGCGAACATGGAATACGACGACATCGTTGCTTACGTTGACCGAGAGTTTTACCAAAAAATGAACTCATGGTATGACACTGGAGATTCCATCGACCTGTTTGAGACAATGTTTGAAAGGGCTTTTGAGAGAGGTGAGAATCCAATAGAGGAGGTAGGCTTTCCAACCCCATACCCAATGTTCAATGAGAAGTATGGAGGTCTTTTACCTGGAAATGTTTATGTGTTTTGCTCTCGTCCCAAGCAGGGAAAGACTTCGTTCTTAAACTCGACAGCTTTTCACATGGCAAATACAATGGGGAATATCCCATGCCTTATTTTAGACACTGAGATGCAGGAGGATGAAATTGGAGACAGGCTTCTATCGATGATCTCTCACGTTTCAAACTGGCACATCAAAACGGGACAGTGGAACCGCAACGAGGAGATGGCGAAGCGTGTTTTAGATGCTTATGAGCAGCATAAAAAAGCAAGGTTTAGCCTTCATCATGAATATGTTATCAATTGCCCTGTTCATCACGTTGTAAATAAGATCAAAAGATGGTACTACACAAAGGTCGGCAGGGGAAATCCATGTATTATTGTTTATGATTACATCAAACTCACAGGAGAAAGCCTCAGCGGCCACTACAGGGAATACCAAGCAATCGGAGACAAGGTAAACACGCTGAAAGAATTGGTCGGAAAAGAAATCAATGCGCCGCTCCTTACTGCCTTGCAGCTTAATAGATCTGGGGAAGACGCACGCTCCGATGACGCAACTGCCATATCTCTTTCAGACAGAGCACTTTGGTTCGCTTCGTATGTCGGAATTTTCCGCCGCAAGACCTTAGAAGAAATTTCAGAAGAGCCTGTGAATCATGGGAGTCACAAACTGATAACCGTGGAATCTCGCTGGCAAGGACGCTCCTCTTTTGGTCATCATGATCGAGTCAAGCACCCAGACACGGGGAGGTATGTAAATGACTTCTTGAATTTTGATGTGGAGGATTTTGGCGCGACAGAAATTTCAGACGCAAGAACAATGTTTCAGGACTATGAATTGGCAGGCAGTGTTGCTACCAAGCAGGAAGCAGATGACCCGTTCGAAAGATAATGGAGCCTCAGGAACAGATCCCAAATTTAAGGGCGCTTCTTGAGTCCGTAGGATATAGAGATCTTATAGATTATGGGGAGTATTGGAGAACAAGCGCAGTTTATCGTGGCGGCGATCACAAGACTGCGCTACAAATACACAAGCAACATGGATTTTATTATGATTTCTCAGAGGCAATAGGAGGTTCGTTAGAGCAGCTTCTCGGACTGACGCTTAATGTAAAAGGCGTGGCCCTTGATAATTTTTTTGAGAAATACCAAGTCAATCTTGAGGAAATAAAAGGTCCAGTAGATGACAAGCCACCAATTATTATGGAAAAGATATGGAAGGAAGAAAATGCGTTCGAGCTTGTCCCCCACTACAAGTTCTATACGAACAGCGGGGTCTCAGAAGATGTCTTAAGGTTTTTGAAAAGTGGGTATTGTCACTCTGACGAGATGTCGATGCGTTACACCTTCCCAATTCTTAATTCAAGTGGGCAGATTCATGGTTGGAGTGGGCGAGATACGACTGATAGGTGGAAGCAGAATGGAATAAAGTGGAAGCACATAGGTGGAAGGCGGAATTGGGTTTACCCTGTTCACATGCCTGCTTACAAGAGCAAAAGCGGCGACCCTAAAGACGGTCGGGCAAAAACCTTTCCCGTGATAGAGGCAATTAAGAAGACAAGGCAAATAATCTTGGTCGAAAGCATCGGAGATATGATGAGGCTTTGGGACTGCGGCGTAAGAAATGTCCTTGTTACCTTTGGGACCACACTGTTTTCCAAGTTGTCAGCATTTATAATGGCACAAGACATCGATGAATTGATAATTGCAACGAACAATGACAGGCAAAGCGAAATCAATCGAGGGAAGGTGGCCGCAATAAAGATGTTCGTTAAAAGCATGTCTTTTATGGACTTAGAGAAAATTAAAATTGTTCTGCCTGCAACAAATGACTTTGGCGTAGCGTCTATAGACGATGTCCGAGCGTGGCAAAAACGAGTCGAAAAAGTTAATCAGCTTTTGGTTTACGAGCATGTTTTAAAATACCTGCTCACCCTTAAGACTCAGGGGAAAATTACAAAAGCGCAAACAAAATTAGGAAAGATTCTTTATGACGCGTATACCGAAGAAAAGAGTAAGGCTGAGTGCATCAAAAATTGATACTCTCGAAACATGTAGCTGGATGTATGACTGCCAGTATGAAAAAAAGCTCCCCAACTTTGACAACCATGGAAGCTCAAGAGGGTCTATTTGCCATGGGATTTTAGAGCACCTTGTCAACCCAAAGCATCTTGATAAATTGACCTTTGTTTTGAATGAGGGGTCTCCTTGGAAACACCCTGTCGTGGCAAGGTATCTTGAGAAATTTGCGATTGCAAAAGGGTTGGATTTAGACCAAGAAGTTTTAAACATGCGCAACACTGCGTTTGTTTCTCATCGTGACATGATAGAAGAGATGTTGATGATGGGGCTTCGCAATGATTTCCTTGATGGGGATGCAGGCAAAGTAATCACGGAGAAATATTGCAGGGTTGAGATAGATAGCGGGGGCAAGCGTTTTGTTGTCACTGGAATTATTGATAAGATCTTTGTAAGAAAGGATGGCGAAGAGGTTGATATCACCGATTACAAGACAAGCAAGAGGAAGCATAACGCAAAAACAATTGGGCGAAATATTCAAGCGCTGATCTATTCTTATTTTTGCAGAAGAGAATATCCGAACGCAAAGAAAATTAGATTTAGGTTCATGTTCTTAAGGTTTCCTCGTTCCCCTTGGGTGGAAGCGATGCCATTTCCAACGAGCTATTCAGATGGGTTTGAGTATTACTTGTCTCACCTGTATAAATATCTTGAAAACTTTGGTAAAAAGAATGCAATGGCAAACTTCGCCCGCTTTGGTAAAAGCCCTTTCATCTGCGGCAAGAATGGGTTCAAGTTAAGATACGATACCAAGACAAAGAAAAAGGAGGAAACAAGCGAGCCTCATTGGAAGTGTCCTTACAAAGATGGGTTCGATTACTGGGCAATCATTGATGAAGACGAGAACAATATTGTCTCAAATATAGATGTTCGCAAGCTCCCAGAGCCAAAGACAGGTAAGGGTGAAAGGCTTGTGAAGCGGCACTACAGGGGGTGTCCAGCTTGGCATGCAGAATCAGGGGCAATCAAAAAGCAATGGAGAACATTGTCTTAATTTTTTATTGACAAACCAAAACAAAAGGAGTATATTCGGGAATGGTAATTCCACTATTTACATCATCGTATTCTTTCCGATCAATCTTAACGTTTGAAGAGCATCGGGATTTTAAAAAAGAGCATCAGGTTTACGAAAAAAGCTTTACGAAAAGGAAGCTTATCGCTGAAGGAAGAGAAGAGGCTTTTGACGAGAGGCTCTTAGGGTTTGACGAGTGGTATGGAAACCCCTCTGATAGCATTATTCAAATTTGTAACGAGGAAAAGATCAGTCCTTTCTTTGTTATAGAGGACAACATGGTATCTTTTTTGACCATGAGAAAGAATGCAGGGGACTTGCAGTATGTGTTTGGCTTAAGGATGACATTCTGTAATAGCCTTAAAGACAAGAGCGACGAATCGAAAAAAACATTTTGCAAATACATACTGTTTGCAAGGAATGCTAATGGGTATAAGTCTCTTTTACGTATCTATAGTTTCGCCAATGAAAAAGGGGCGCTTGGGATGAAGTCAAGAATGGACTTTGAGTCGCTGAAACAATTTTGGAGTGACGACTTGGTTCTTGCTGTTCCGTTCTACGATTCTTTTGTGCATAAAAATGCGTGTTACTTCATGAATTGTATACCATCGTTTGATTTTGTGAAGCCAGTATTCTTTGTCGAAAACAACGGTGTGATAATAGATCGGGTTATACAGAATGGAATTAAAAGCTTTGACCCTGACGACAAGTATGAGAAGATCGAAGCGCAATCAATCTACTATAAGAACCGCGCAGATTTCAAAGCGTGGCAAACTTACAAATGCATCCAGAATCATTCTTCACTAAGGAAGCCAGAGTTGGAGCATTGTTCAAGTAATAATTTCTGTGTAGAAGCATGGAGGGAAAAAAAATGAAGCAAAAGTTTTTAAGATATCACAAGGATCTAAAAATCCTCGCCTTTGATTTTGAAACGGAAGACCTTAACCTGTTCGATACGAACCCCTTTCAGTTGGGGTATGTGATTGGCACGCTCGGAGATTTCCCAGACCTAGACAAACTAAGAACTTTCGACTATAAGCTTTTTTGGTCTGATTTAAAAATGTCTAAAGATGCGGCAAGAATAACAGGCTTCCGACACAAGGACTGGAAAGCTGAGGCGCGTGACCCGAAAGAAGTTCTCGAAGAGTTCAACGATGAGGCTTTAGGGGTTGACCTTATTGGTGGCCACAACATAATGGGTTTTGATAGGGACGTTTACAGGAACGCTTGTCTAAGGGCTGGGGTTACCCCCTTGTCCTTTGAAGGAAGAATGTATGATACCCTTGCTGTTTTAAAAGGGCTTAAGATGGATCGCCCATATAGACAGGGGGAAGACTTTATCGCGTATCAATTCAAATGGATTCATAACATCATAAGAAAGCGAGGGTTCGCGACTTTGAAAGCGGCGGCAGATTACTTTGATGTAAAGACAGATGAATCGAAGCTTCATGATGCGCTCTATGATATCATGATTAACTTCAATATAATTTGCAAATCTCTCTGGAAGGTCGATCTTACAGTTGACTTTCTTAAAGACGATGGTATAATTTTCTAATGAAAACTTTAATATGGTCAGACATACACAACAGACTCAAGCCTTTGCGACGATTAATGAAGCGCATTGACAGGGTGGACCGCGTTGTCTTCCTTGGCGACTGGTTTGACTCTTGGGGTGACTACAAGAGGGACGAAGATGGGAGGCTCTCCTTTGAGGTCTCGGACACTGCTATTAAATCAGCACGATCCACAGCTATCGAATACAAGAAAGCCTTGAACCATCCCAAATGCATTTGCTTGATGGGCAATCATGACGCGCCCTACATCTTAGGGAACAACAAGGTAACCTCTTGTGCGGGGCATACGCCTGAAAAACACTTTGCGATATCGGATGTCTTAGGGTCGGAGGATCGGGAAAAGGTAAAGGTTTTTACTATCGTGGAAGGGTGGCTCTTGTCTCACGCGGGGTTTCACCCAAGCAAGTGCCATCCTGTAAGAGGGGTTTCAGAGGGTTTCTTAAAGGGCTTTGCTGAGATGGGCCTTGTCGTTGGAAAGTGCGGCGGGAAACATCCCTTGTTTGATATTGGATGGGCAAGGCAGGGGAAACCCCTCGGTCCCCCCTTCGGTGGCCCTCTGTGGCTAGACTGGAACGAAGGTTTTAAACCCATTAAAGGGGTAAGCCAAATAGTGGGACACACCATTGTTGATTACCCACAAACACAAATAGGGGATAATTCGTTCAACCACAATCTAGACACTCTCAATAAGCATTTTGGAATTATTGAAGACGGAAAATTTGAATTTTACCCAACAAAGGAGATGGACAATGTTATATAAGTTAGCAGTCGTAGGATCTAGAGAATACAAAGACTACGAGAGTTTTGAAAAACTGTTAGATAGCTTGCCAAAGCCCGAGAGCATTGTAACGGGCGACGCCGAGAGTGGCGTAGAGGTATTCGTTGCACGCTACGCTACGGAAAAAGACATTCCTTTTAAGGTTCTGAGCGGCGAAAGCGGCAAGAACACTCGTTTTAAATTAAACTGTGAGATCGTCACCCAAACTGATGCGCTTTTGGCCTTCTGGGATTGCATGAGCAAGGGAACATTGCAGGCAATATCCTTTGGAATAACAAAGCAGCGTCACATTAAGATTATTTACACGGGAGTTCCATCAAAAGACATTTGCCTAAAAGGTGATGTCGGATTTCAAGGAAACCGTAGGTGGCTTTCCAATATGTGGCCCTGTGAAATGAAGCTTGGAAAATATAAGTTCCAATCATCTGAGGCCGCATACCAAGCCACAAAGTTTGCATCACGACCTGAGATTGTCCACAAGTTCGAAGGGGTTTCTGGGAGAAGGGTCAAGAAAATGGTAAGGGAACTGACTCAGAAGGGTGTCGAAATAGACGATGGTTTTCATGACAGGAAATTACGATGGATGCATTCAATCGTTTACTCTAAGTTTAAGAACAACAAATACTTAAGAGAGAAATTAGTTCTAACAAAAGACAAGCATTTAGAAGGGACAAATAGCAGGCATGACAGGTTCTGGGGGGTTTGTAGCGGGGAAGGGAAGAATCATCTTGGTAAAATCCTGATGGAGATTCGCCCAATACTGATTCGGGCAAGAAACAAGGATGAGGCTGAAAAAAAAAGAATACTAGAGGAAACTCCACTAGGGACTTAAAAATAAGGTATCGCATCATCTCTTCACAAGATATAAGGAGAATGATCGACAAGAAAGGAACGTTACAAGACTATGGAAGAGAAAGCAGGCAAAATGAAAAATGCGGGCGAGGACATGAAAGTTTCCATGCCAGATCAAATAAAAGAGGCGACCACAAAGACAAGTTTAGAAGAGCAGGGGGTCGTGGCGGGACAGGGGGTCACCGCAGGACAAATGCTTACCATTAAAAGAAAAATGGCTTGGGCAAGGATGGGTAAGAAGTCTAATAAGGCTAGGAATAAAACCCATGCTTTCAAAGAGGCTGATGGGTGGGTAAAGAAGCCAAGGACAGCAGAAAGAAGGGGCGAGAGAAATCGCTTGAAAAAAGCTCAAAGAGAAAGTGGCCATAGAAAATGAAGTTTGTAGAACAGTTCGAGCCCTACGATGACATGGGAATGCATGGCGTCCGCTTACCCGCGTTTGAAATAGAGAAGAAATACTATGACAGGCTAGGCGTAAGCAGCGATATTAGCAATCCACAGTTTTTAAAAGAGCTATGTTTCAAAGGAATGGCGACTCGCAAGCTGCTTGATGTGAAGAACAACAAAGAGTATGTGGAGCGTGGAAAGTTCGAACTACAGATTCTTGAAGAGCTTGGGTTTGTTGATTACCTTCTTCTGATTTGGGACATCATTAACTTTTGTCATGAAGGTAAGATACCAGTAGGTCCAGGACGTGGATCTGCTGCGGGCTCCTTAGTTCTATATCTTATCGGGGTTACGAATATAGACCCTATTGAGAACAATCTTTTCTTTGAGAGGTTTGTTAGTAAGCCTAGAGCCAAGTCTACAATCGTAGACGGCATAACCTATTTTGATGGAGGCTTGTTGCCAGACGTTGATTCTGATATTTGTTATTATCGTCGCCGCGAAGTGCTCGACTATATAAGCAAGAAGTTCGCAGGTAGGACGGCAAAAATCTTAACTGTCAATACCATGAGCGGAAAGCTTGTGATGAAGGATGTTGTCAAGGTTGCAGGAGAGTATGATGAAGAGGCAGCAAGGGAGCTTGCAGATTTAATCTTAAAGCATCATGGTGTTTTGTCTAAGCTTAAGGATGCTATAGAAGAGTCACCATCATTGAGAAAGTGGGCGGAAGACCCTTACAAAACAACAGGTGGGCTAGGTCGGAAGACAAGTAACAAAGACCTCTTTGATATTGCCTGTAAGTTGGAAGGCTTACCACGAAATTTCAGCGTTCACGCTTCTGCAATGGCTATCTCGTATGGAAGCCTTGACGAAATATGCCCGATCCAAATAACCGAGAATAAAGAGACGAAGGAAGCAGAGTTGGTCTCTGGTTATGACATGTATAGCATGCAGGAACTCACCGTTAAGGTTGATGTGCTGGGGCTAAAGACGATCTCTGTGATCAGTGATGTTTGCAAGCAGGTTGGAATTGACATAGAGAAGGTAGACTTGAGCAATCCAGCGATATACGAACCACTACAAGAGCTTAAAACGCCGCATGGAATCTTTCAAATTGAAGCAGAGACTCAATACCAAGCATGTAGAAAGGTAAAGCCTAATTGTTTGGCAGAAGTTTCTGATTTGATGGCGTTAGCAAGGCCAGGAGCTTTAGCTTACATCGGAGATTACGCAGACTATAAAACAGGCGCGAAGTATGTGAAACCCAATCATCCTGAACTAGATAGGATTTTAGCTTCCACTCAGAACGTTCCTCTTTATCAAGAGCAAATGATGCAAATAGGGCATCTTGTTTTTGGCTTATCACTAGATGAAACAGAGTTGTTGCGTCGAGTTGTGGGAAAGAAAAAGACCGAAGAGATGGCGGAATGGAGGGAGAAAGTTTACGCAGCCGCAAAAGAAAAAGGATTGTCAGAAGAATTGGCTGGAGTCTATTGGAAGATTCTCGATGATTCGAAGTATTATTCGTTTAATAAGTGTTTAATGCCAGATACTATCGTCGAAACAAGAGGCGGGAACAGATGTTTGTTTGAGATAAAGAGCGGGGATGAAGTTTTGGCTTACGATGTAGAAAGAGACAAAAACCATTATGTAGAAGTTGTTGATATACATGAAAGTTCAGCCGAGCTTCAAGAAGTTGAGTTTGAAGATGGAAGAAAAATACAGTGTTCTTTAGATCATAAATTTTTATGCTCGGATAAAAAAATGCGTTCTTTGAAAAGGGTATTAGAAGAAGATTGGGAAATCGTATGTAAAGAATAGTATGAGAAAACTTGAAATAGATGAATTAACAAAGACCATACTAATAAATAATTTTGAGAAATGTATAATAGATGGGAAAACAAGAAAAGAAATTTTGGGAGAGACAAGGCGAAAAAAGCGTATTTAAAAAAACTTGGGTGGGCAATTATCGAATTGTGGGAAACGGAAATTAATGATGGTCAATTTAAGGAGATATTAAAATGCGAACTACAAAAATTAAAAAGATTAGAAACATAGGAAAAAAGAAAACCTTGGATTTAGAAGTTGGACATTCAAATCACAATTTTTATGCCGAGGGATTAGTAACTTCCAATAGCCACAGTATTTCTTACGCAACCCTTTCCGCGTGGACGCTTTACCTTAAGTGGAACTACCCAAAAGAGTTTTTCTTGGCGCTGTTGAACATGAGTTTGAAAGAGCCAAAGCCTCACTTGGAGATATCCAAGATCACAAAAGAGCTTAGTCATTTTGGAACCCAGCTTCTACCTCCTGATTTATTGAAGAGTGAAATTGCATTTGCCATTGAGGGGAAGAATATTCGTTTTGGATTGGCAGCAGTGAAAGGAATAGGTCATAAGAAATATGATACTGTAGAGAAGCTGAGAGATATTGTTGAGGGGAAAACCATCTCAAACAAGTTCGAGCTTTTTCTCGCTGCAAAAGAAGTCGGCATATCTATTGGTGCTCTTTCTGCTTTGATTCAAGCAGGAGCAATCAATTCCATCATCTTACAAGACAAGCCTCGCTGTTACGCGGTGTTGGAGGCGCAAGTCTTTAACCTATTAACTCCAAGGGAGAAGCGTTACGTCTTACAATTCACGGGAGAGTTCGACAACAATCTGTTCGAATTAATTAGAGTCTGTGTAGAAGAGGATCGAAAGGATGAGGGCGGCAAGGTTTTGATTTTCAAACCCACCAGATGGAAGATCCTAGCTGAGGGTCAGAGTATGGAGGAAGATGGGGGAACCATCCAGCGGAAAAGTGTTCGATACCTTGAGATTTACAAAAGAAATAGGGAGCATAACAGGCTTGCCAATTGGTTCTTTGAAAAGGAACTGTTAGGTTTTTCTTATAGTGATTCATTATTTGAGATTCTCAAGGAAGAGCAAAGAGAGTTGAAGCCTTTGAGTGAGTTCGACAAAATGGAGGATAGAGAGCGTGGGATTTTCTGCGGAAGCTTATCTGAGGTGAAGAGGTCCAAGTCCAAGGCGAAAAATGCTGATATGTTAAAGCTTACACTTGACGACTCTGATGCAAGCTTAAAGTGTATCTTTTATGATTGGTCTTTCAACAAGTGGATTGATAGGAACACTCCCACCAATGGGAAGATTGTGTTGCCAGAGGATGGAAACATTGTGATTGCAAAAGGATCTCGTTCGAATGATATAATCTTCTTAAGCGACTTGTCTATCTTAGACAGGAAGGCTTATCTAAAACTCAGCGATTTGAAATAATGGGTGATGAAAAATTAACATCTAAACACAATCCGATTTCCAAGCATTATCTTGTTGATGTTTTTGGGTGTGATGAAAGCGTATTAAATAGCGAGAAGGATCTTTACTCTACCCTCTTGATTGCAGTGGAAGAGGCGGGAAGCACTTGTCTTGGAGGAATGGCAAGGTCATTTTCACCTCAGGGTGTGACAGTTTTGTTGTCCTTAGCAGAGTCCCACGCTTCTATACATACGTGGCCAGAGTTGGGGCAGGCACTTATAGACTATCACGTTTGCGGACCTCACGATTTCAGCAAGTTTATGTCAGCAATTCAGAAACGAATTTGTGCAAAAAAGATTGACGTGAAAGAAATATCGAGAGGGATAAATAATTAATGAAAAATAATACATGGCGTTATCAAGACTACAGCTTAGGAGATGGGCAAACAAACCATTCCATGGGCTTCAAGGCATCAGATGTTCAGACGGTAGAAGACGTTTCTATTCGAGACATTGAGGGGCTGGGAAGAGCTTTGTTTCTGGATGATGAAATCCAAACCTGTGAATTCGATGAGCATGTCTATCATGAGACCATTGTTCACTGGCCGATGGCAACGACTGCAAGGTTGAGTCCGAAGGACATGCGAGTGTTGGTAATTGGAGGGGGGGATGGTGGCTGCGTTAGGGAGCTTTTAAAATACCCATCTAACGTTATCAGCGAGATTGATTGGTGCGAAATAAACATAAATGTTGTTAGGTTGTGTGAGAGGCACATGTCAAGCTTTAAAATCTCAGAAGCGATGAATTCTTCGAGGGCCAATTTTTTCAATAAGGACGGGTTTGATTTCGTTCACCGTGCAGCGCAAAACAAAAAGGAATACGATGTAATTATTCTTGACTTGTCAGACCCTGTTGGTCCAGCAAGGCGTCTTTTTGATGTCGATTTTTACATAGGCTGCTCGCAGATTCTATCCAAGGGCGGGAGAATTATAACTCAATGCCCAACCTTTTATGTTGCGCCAGATTTTGTGCGCTATTTGAAATACGCCTTGTCCTTTGCGTTTCCTGAGAAAAGGTTTCGATACACTCAGGTTCCCATCCCAACCTACCCATTCGGAAATATTGGGTTTATAAAGATGGGTGGGGTGGATGACTCATTCTCACACGACATTCATCAATCTTGGGGAATCAAGACAAAATTTTTCGACAGGGAGATTACAGTAACCCATGCGATGAAAAAGCTTTCTGTTAACCGTAGACTTGAGAATTTTCATTGGCACTGCAAAAATTTCTTTGATTGGAAAGCGTGCCTAACTCCAAAAGAGCTTGACTACGTTGACCTTTGCTGTCAGCTTGACGGAGAACCATCGGTAGAAGATTCAAGAATCAGCAATTTTACCTTTAGCCACAGGGTCGAAAAAAAGGATCACGTCAACTCAGGAAGGATGGCGTGTGGAAGTATAGCTCACCCACTTTTCCTATCGGAAAAAGTCAATGCGATTATAAAAGAGCGTGGCGTTGACGTTTCGTTTTTTACCCGCAACAATATACCAATCAATGGGTTAGGTTGGGATGCAAAAGAGGGCCATTTCAAGATTTATGCTTTAGTTAGTCAGGCAAAAATGGAAAAGGTTTTCCCTGATCTGAAAAGGGACGATGAGTCTGAGTGGGGGATTGTTTCTGTTACCTATGAGGGCAAGAAAATTGCAGAGCGTAAAATTTATTACTGTAAGTGTTCGTATACTAACATGGTCACGAGCGTCCGAGGGGTGGTTAGGCAATACAATATGGGGTTGCAAGAATTTCCAAATTGTGATGTTATAAATGATTTCGGAAAATCTTTTGTTCGAAAGTATGAGAAACAGGGAATGAAACTCGATACGCTTGCGTTCCAAAACCCGCATAACTTCACATTGTATTTCGAGAATTGACTTGACGCGAAGCAAGAATCTCGTAGGATTGCTAAGATGATTCAGGTAAAAGCAACAGAAAAAACGACTTTAATTCTCAACACGGGATGGATGCCTTTAAGGGTTGTCGCAGCACGGGTAGCGATGAGTCACATGCTTTGTGGAAGAATGAAAGCCCTTGACCAGTTTGGAAATACCCACCTTGGGACTTGGAGTTCGGCAAATAGTTGGTTTCCATCTTTACCGCAGAGCAAAGAGGTGGACTTACCTATCTTCCCCGATCATCAGCCATGCTTAAAGAGTGCTCATACAGAGTGGCCAATTCCATTTGTTGGTGTTACGACAAGCACCTTTTTCTATAAACCAAGAGCGGGAAAAATTCCCTTGTCAAGGCTTTCCTCGTATTATAACAACAGGTGTCAGATCTGCGGTGAGAAAACAAAGTTGAGAAATATGACTATCGAGCACGTTTTCCCACGAAGCAAGGGCGGGCCCGCGGAGTCATACAATGTCTTGCCAACCTGCAAGAGATGTAACTCTAGAAAAGCAGACATTCACCCCTATTTTGATGCGGATGGTGTAAAACTAGAGGAGAAGATCAAAAAATGGCCTTTAATCCTCCATGTTAGGGATGGTGAGATGAAAGAAGAGTGGAAACAATTTTTATTTAAATAAAAAGATGGAAAAAAAATCAAACTTAACGCCAAGAGCGCGGCGAATAATCGAGAACGCAAGGTATGAAGCGAATCGTCTCCACTCTGAGCATATAGGGTCGGAGCATTTGTTCCTTGCGATTCTCAGGATGAATCAAGGGGTCGCGGCAAAGGTTTTTACGCAGGCTGGGATGGACCAAGAGTCACTCATGGATCAGGTCTCTCTTCGGTCGAAACCAAAGAAGAAATTACCTGAGGGTGAGGGCGAGGATGGTGCGGACCTAGACTACAGTCCAACTTCTAGGAAATGCCTAAGAGTTGCGGAAGAGATCTCCAAGGACTTAGGACAGCAATACGTGGCAACGGAGCACTTGCTTTTGGCAATCTTGTCCCTACCACAATCTATACCTTGCAGCGTGTTAAAGGAGTTGGATGTCAACATAGAGGGTTTAAAAAATTCTTTGATGGAGGCAATGAATGTTGGCGAGGTTCCAAAAATGCAACAAATTGCTGCGGGGGGCAAAGCAAAGACGGAAAAGGAAAGCGGTTCACAAGTCCTTGAAAAGTATGGGATTAACCTTAACAATCGAGTTAAATCTTCTGATAGCGAGCCAGTGATAGGCAGGTCTCTTGAGATCAATCGACTAATTCACATCCTTTCTCGAAAACGCAAGAACAACCCCGTCCTTGTCGGAAGGGCAGGCGTGGGAAAAACGGCGATTGTTGAAGGGCTTGCTCAAAAAATTGTAAATGGGGAAGTGCCAGAGCGGTTAAGGGATCGCGTGATTTTCAATCTGGACTTGGGTCTTTTGATTGCAGGGACAAACTATCGCGGGCAATTTGAGCAGCGAATAAAAGCCGTGATGGAGGAAGTTGTTCGTGCGGAAGGGCGCATAATTGTTTTCCTTGATGAGATTCATACTGTTATCGGCGCAGGATCAGCAGAGGGAACCATGGACGCCTCGAATATCCTTAAGCCAGCTTTAGCACGGGGAGAGTTCCCTTGTATTGGCGCGACTACACTTGATGAATATCGAAAATATATTGAGAAGGATTCAGCTTTAGAGCGGAGGTTTCAGCCTGTTAAAGTCGAAGAGCCCGATGTTGAGGAAACTCATAGTATTCTCCGTGGATTGAAAGGTGTTTATGAAAAATTTCATGGGGTGAAATACGACGATGGGGTTCTGCTTATGGCGGCAGAGCTTGCGGAAAGGTATATCACCGACCGTCAATCCCCAGACAAGGCAATTGATATTATTGATGAAGCTGGTGCAAAATCGAAACTATCAGAAGATGTTAACGATGAGACATCTGAGGAGCGCAAGGCTTTATTAGGTAAGATCCAGAAGATCAACGCAGACAAAAAGAAGGCGGCTGTAGAGGATGACTTTGAACAGGCGGCAAAATGCAGGGATGCTGGGAGAAAATGTCAGAATAGACTTCTGAAGCTTGAATCAGAGAAGAAAACACAGCCAAAGAAAGTAACAATAAGTGACATTCAAGAGATTGTCAGCAACTGGACGGGGGTTCCCGTGTCGGATCTTAATACCTCTCAGCGTGAGAAGCTGAAAAAGCTTGGGAAGATCTTAACCAGGGTTGTGATCGGTCAAGATGAAAGCGTTAAAGCGGTCGCGGAAGTTTTGAGAAAGTATAATACGCCGTTCAAAGATCCCCACAAACCCATCGGAAGCTTTCTTCTTGCTGGACCAACGGGAGTCGGCAAAACATACCTTGCAAAAATAATCGCGACAGAAATATTTGGCAGCGAAAAGAACTTGATTTACTTTGATATGTCTGAGTACAAAGATAAGATCGACGTGAATAAATTCATTGGCGCCCCATCAGGGTATGTTGGGTATGAAGATGGCGGAAGGCTAGTCAAATCTATCCGAGAGCACCCACATTCGGTCGTTCTCTTTGACGAAATAGAGAAGGCTCACCCAGACGTTGTCCAAGTCTTGCTTCAGGTTCTTGAAGAGGGTCGCATAACAGATAACGTCGGCAAGGAAGGGAATTTTAGGGACGCAATTGTCTTTGCGACAACGAATGCAAGCGTGGGAAATCACAATCCCCTTGGGTTCGGAGGTAGGGACGAGAAGGCTGAAGAAGCTGAGAAGCGCGGCAAAATGCTTACGAAATTAAAAGGAGTATTTAAGCCAGAGTTTCTCAATCGTTTCGACGATATCCTTTGCTTCGATCACCTGTCAGAGAAAGATTGTGCAGAAATTGTGGGCCTTGAGCTTGCGAAAATTGCGGCGCGTTTGAAAAAACATTCCTTTGACTTGTCTTGGTCGCGTGAGGTCTTAAATAATATCGCAAAGTCAGGATTCAGCGACGAATATGGAGCTAGGGAAGTAAGGCGCGAGATAACAAATTTAGTTGAGGACAAACTGGTCTCTGATTTCTTGGACAAGAAAATGAAAAAGGGCTCAAAGATCAAGCTGCTTGTCAAAAACAAGAAAATCATTCACTCAATCTCTAGTTGAATTTAGTTTCATTTCTCCTATAATAAAAGTGAAATCGGCAGTATGTGCCGCTTGTTCATATGTATATATAGAGGTATGCCCAAAGGTAAGACAGATAAAAGGTATCGCAAAGCGATTGACCATTCTTTAGCTGGAGAAAAAATTAATAGCCAGTTTATTCCGCTTGAACCATTAAAGCCACATGGAATTAAGAAAAGGGTCGGGGTTCTGTGGCTTTGTAAATGTAATTGCGGCAATGAATTTATTGCTCGCCAAGCGTTTATTAAGTCTGGAAAAAGAAAAAGCTGCGGCTGTTTAAAAAACGCAGAAGGTGAACAAAGCTCCCATTGGAAGGGGTATGGGAACATCTCAAAAAATTATTTTTCTACGTGTCAAATTGGTGCCGCTCGCAGGGACGTTAAGTTTGAATTGTCTATAAAATTCTTAGATAACTTATTCGAGGCGCAAAACAAGAAGTGTGCGCTGTCTGGGCTAAAATTAGCATTTGACACGGTTCGCTCTCGACAAACGACTGCCTCTCTGGATCGGATTGATTCGAGCGAGGGGTACGTTGTCGGCAATGTTCAATGGGTTCACAAGGACATCAATCAAATGAAAATGGATATGCCAGAAAAAAGATTTTTTGAATATATCGAGTTGATATATTTAAACAAGAAGAGAAATCCTCAGTAAGTGAGGCTAGTCATAAATAAAATGAAGGAATAGTAGATATGGATATATACAAGTACACAATGAGAGTATTGGTCAATGGAAGGAAAGTGAAAGAACACACACACGACGGTCGTGTTTTTATCGAAGCCAAAGAAGGCTCGGAATACGAACTGGAAATAAAAAACCATGGAGATCAAAAGGCGTTAGCCATCGTATCAGTTGATGGTGTCAGCGTTATCAGCGGCAAGGCCGCGAAAAGCAAATCGGGAGGCTATATATTAGAGCCTAGAAGCACGGTAAAGCTAAAAGGTTTCCAGAATAACAACAACAGTGTTGGGGCATTCAGCTTCACGGGCAAAAGCAACAGCTACGCTTCATCGCAGGGTGAGGGTGGTAACGAAGGCGTAATAAGCGTTCGAGTGTTTGAGGAAAAAGTGGAGATCCCTGTATGGGGAGAACCTATCGATTGGCAGGATCGGCATTTTGAGGCGAATGTTGGGATCGGAGCGAATGTTACGGGAGCGAATGTTACGGGAGGGTGGATAGGTGCCACGACTGATTGTTACAGCGGCTCTGCCAGTGGCGGATATGGTGGAACTCCTTGCAGTGCAAGGCAGACGCGAAGTAAAGCAACCTATGAGAATAAGGGCTTGGTCGCAAGCGCGGCACAGCCAGCAAACTTTGACATGGGAACAACTTGGGGCCAAAAGAAAGGCCAGAAAGTTACTGAGGTCGATTTCAAAAAGGGTGATCTTTTTGGAGAGATGAATATTTTCTACGCAAGCCGTCAGGCGCTCATCGATATGGGTGTTCCTGTTTTTTGCGCAAAAGAAACTTCCGTTGCTTTCCCAAAAGGGTTTAGCGACTTTGCGACACCACCAGCAGGATGGATAGGGTAATTATTATGAATAAGGCAATAGTTAATCTTATCATTCTTGATTCCAGCGGCTCCATGTGTTCTATAAAGGAACCCATCATGGAATCTTTCAACTCTCAAATTCAATCGATCAAAGATAGCAGCAAACAGCATGATATTCAATCCTTTGCGGGACTTATCGTGTTTAGTAGCGGCGGTTGGTTTGGTGATGAGGGTGCTGAGAAGAGAAAGCCTGAGGAAAATGGCGTAAAAACAATTTTTCTTTGTGAAAAGCCAGAGGCGCTGCAACCTTTAAACGGTGAAACCTATCAGACTGGCGGTGGAACTGCTCTTTATGACGCAATTGGTTATGGAATCAAAGCGCTAAGTCAAAAGCTGGGCTATTATTTTCAATCATGTAAGGTATTAGTGACAATCTTTACTGACGGAGAAGAGAATAGTTCTCGCTGTTATAATGGCGGGCAAATTGCCGACTTAATCAAAGAGCATCAAGATGAGCATGACTGGACGTTCGTTTACATCGGTGCGAATCATGACGTGGCGAAGTTTGCAAGAGACCACAACATTCTGGCTACCAACGCGTTGCAATATGCTGCGAGTGGTAAGGGAGTGCAAGAGATGACCCGTAAGTTGGAGACGAGCACTATAGGCTATTATGCCAGCACTGCCGCAGGGGACGATACCAAAGCGGACTTCTTCGAGAAAAGCTAATCAAACAAAGGGGCTTCGGCCCCTTTTTTCTTGACTAATTTCAAGGGGGGCACGCATAATGGTTAAAGCTTGGAGTATTTAAGGAACTTCCTGTCCATGCGACAATTCTTAGATGCGTTGTGATAATAGTTACACTGCTTTAACTCAAACCGAATAAAAAATATGAAATTTATCCGTCTGGATCTTGACGCCGTTCTCGCAAACTTTACAAAGGGCGCAGCACGCATCTTCAACTATACGCTCCCTGAGAAAACGCAGTTTGACAGCTACGATCTGATCAGTCTCTTTGGAATAACGAAGGGATCATTTTACAAACGTATTCGCGGTCATGATTTCTGGGTGAACCTTGAAAAATATCCTTGGGCAGATGAGCTTGTCAAGCTTGTCCACGAGGAAACGAAAGGTCAATGGTGCTTTCTAACAAAGCCAATGATGGATTCGGGCTGCTGGTCAGGGAAAGCTGAGTGGGTAAAGAAAAGCTTTCCAAAGCATACTCAGCGCTTGGTTATAGGGGCGGGGGCGAAATCAAAATTCTGCACGGGAGACGAAGATCTTCTCATTGACGACAACACCAAGAATATTCGGGAATGGGAAGAGGCTGGTGGAGAAACTTTTCTTTGGCCAGAAGTTACGGAAGATTACCATCCAGAGAAAATTCAAGAGCGTTTGAAAGACTTACGCCTTAAGATTAGGAGCACGATGGGGACGACCCCAGAGGACGACGCGATTGAGTGTCCAATGTGCCTTTCTCGTGGCGGCCACTCTTGGGACTTTTGTTGCTAAAAAAACTTGACTCATCAAAAAAAAACTTGACTCATCAAAAAAAAACTGCATTGTGGGAGCCATGTCAAACATAGTAACAGAAATCAGACTCATTTACGCAGAATCTCGGAAAAACTCAAACAAACACTGGATTGGCATTTTATATGATGATGATACGGTAATTACAGAGTGGGGGCGGGTAGGCAAGAAAAATCAGTCTGCAAACTTTCCAGCAAGCAGGGGCGGCGCGTCTTTCTTGAGAAAAAAGGAAAAGGAGAAGCTTAAAAAGGGTTACACTCCCGTCCGCACGGTAAAAGAGGGCGAGTCGAAAACTGTTACCCATGATAGCGGCGACCTTCATGCGGTTGCAAAGTCACAGATCCAAGCAACTTCCAATAGCCCCGAGCTAAACAAATTGATTGAGCGTCTTGTGCGTTGGAACATCCACAGTATCGTTTCCACGACACAGATCACCTACAATGGCGCAACTGGCCTCTTCTCCACCCCTCTTGGTGTCGTTACACAGGATGGGATTGATGAGGCGAGGGGTTTATTAGTGAGTATCAAGGATGGCCTTGAGAACCAAGATAATGATTGGTATGATGGGATCAATAGCTATTTTAGAATCGTCCCGCAGGACATTGGAATGAAATTTGATGTCAACGCAATTTTCCCCGATACACAATCAGTCGTTCGTCAAAGTGACATTTTAGATTCCTTGGAGGCATCTTACAAGGCTCTTCAGACGAAGCCCGCATCCAGCAAGACTGTCGTGGAGAAAGAAGAGCAGGTTTTTGACGTGTCCCTTGATTTGATTGAAGATTCAAAGATTTTTGATCGCATCGTTAATAAATACAAGGACACTCGCAAGGGAATGCATGTTGCCTCTCGTCTATCTGTCAAGCGAGCTTTCTTTGTAAGGATTGCTTCAATGGCAGACGCGTTCGAAGAGCGTGCGAAAAAAATAAACAACGTGCGTGAACTGTGGCACGGCACAAAGAAGGCAAACCTGCTTTCGATTCTCAAGGGAGGACTGAGGATTTCCCCGCCAAACACAGCGCATATTGCGGGTAAAATGTTTGGGAATGGAATTTATTTCGCTTCTGACTCGACAAAGTCCCTGAATTATTCTTATGGTTATTGGGATGGTAATACAGATTCCAACTGCTTTATGTTTCTGGGCGACGTTGCTCTCGGAAAAGCTTATACCCCAAGTGGTTACGGCGGCGGAAGTCGCTATCCTGTCACGGGATATGATTCGACTTGGGCAAAACATGGAAAATCGGGCATAAGAAATGATGAATTTATCGTTTACAACAACAACCAATGCAATCTCACCATCTTGGTGGAGTTTAACTAAAAGAAAGAAAATATGTTTAACATAGAAATGGTCAGAAAAATGAACCCTATCGACCTTGGTCAAATAGTTTCTATTTTGGTCGGGGAATTGATAGAGGAAGATAAGGCATTCATTTTGGAAACAGGTGAAAATGCCTTTGTAGAAGAAACCCATCTTCATTCAGGGATGGCTTTGCGAAACGGGCTTCGTCTATGGGACAAGCGCGGCGTTATACCAACGTGGTTCAGGGAAACCTTGAAAATAAAACACCCAGATGAAATGAGTGGCGTGATTACTCGGGAGGTTTGGCGAAAAGTTCGTGGGCTTGGATAAAAAGCTTGACTTAAGATACAAACAGAATCAATAAGAAATTAAAAAAAAGAAGAATACACACATGAGACAAGTAAAATTTTTAGAAGCTATAAAAGAAGCGATCCAAGAAAAGGTCGATGGGAACAAAACGTTTTCAGCGCATGAAATCACACTGGCTATCAGGGAAAAAGTGAATAGCAGGTTGATTACAATCGAAGGATTTAAAAGCGAAAGCGTTGAGGGTAAGATTACCCAACTAATTGAGCACAAGCAGGTTAGAAGCCGCGTCTGGGCGATTGCACGGAACAGGTCAGATGTTTCCTCCACGTTAAATCGAGGTAGATACGTAGAATACGGGGCAAAAAAGCCTCAGACTTCCAGTGATCCAGTTGCGCGAGTAAACCCTCGGCCTCCAGTAGCAGGCACCCCTACAGCCGCAAAAACCTTCGCAGACAGGGCGGCGAAAAGAATGTCGAGGTTCACGAAGAAACCCGACCCTAAGGCGGCTCATATTGTTCCGATCAGCAACAGTTGGGCGAATAAAGTTGTGGCCTATGTCAGGAATCGATTGACAAATGGCACCCCAGCTACTCTCAAAAGTGCGCAGAGTCGGATGAAAGGGATGCCTCTCTCGACTCGTCGGATTGAAGCAATCGTTGTCGGGTGTGGCTACCGTGTCATTCATCGCACTCCATACTGTCTCTCTGAGATCGTAAAGACTTCGCACTGTCTCTCTGAGATCGTAAAGACTTCGCACTCTCTCACCTCTTCAGATATCGCAAAAAGCTGAGGTCAGAAAAACGCTTTGGAAATCGCTATATCCGAGAAAAAATTTGGGACCGATTTTCCTCGCGTGAGCAAACTATTAAAAGATTAGGTTAATTTCAGGAGACTACCCCGCACCAATACCCACTTATAGAGGTGGTGGCGGCACGGTTTCAAATCGCAGCCCCCCCCCGCTCGTTTCGCATAAAAATCAAAGAAACAACATACAGACTCACACCCATAAAGGAAAATTAAAATGTTAGTTCCAGAAAAAATGGTAAAAGCGTGGTATAAGAAAACCCATCCAATCTACAAGGGCTTCAAATACTTGTTTAAAAATGAATTGTGGCAAAAAGATGTCCCAGAGGGATTCTCTGTCTGCCCGTTCTTTTGGTTCGGCTTGTTCGGTATGACGGGATTCAGGTTCTGTTTTGTCTGGCCGATCTATTACATCTTTCAGCCTATCCTAAGAAGCACAGTAGCCAAGCCTTTTAAAGTGGTCGACGATTTTGGGCGGAATCATTGCCCATTTCCCATTACTAAAGAGACGGGAGCGGGAATTGCCTCTCTTATCCTGATGGGCTTTGCCGTGTCCATCGTCGGGTTCGTGTTATCCCTCATTGTCGGAGTGTTTCTTGGCGGTCTTGTAGCGTATGGTCATCTGCCTATATATTACATGCTTTGGTGGGGAATTCCTATCGGTCTCGCAATCGCCGCAGCTTCTGCGATTTTTGAAGAAAAGGGACTGTGTAACTGTTCCACTAAGTATTTTGTGTATGGGTGGGGAGTCTTAATGCTTACGGGTATACTTGTCTTTAACTTAGCTTCTTTTCTCAACATTTTTATTGTGATTGGAGGGGGGATCTCTGTGGTTGTTTGGGGAATCTGGTGGTGTGCCGTAAAGCTTTTTGTATGGACGGTATTTGCCGCAAAATTAATGGCAATTCCTGCCTTGGTAGTCGCTGTGATATTGGGAGGTCTTTCTTTCCTTGTCCGCTTTTTCCTCCTTGAGGATGATGACGATTCAGAAGAGAAGCCTTCGACTTACCAAAGAGAATGGAAGCAGATGTTTGTGGATAGAATGCTCGAAGATGGTGACTTCGTTATGAATCTGCAAGAAAAAGCGATTTCGTCTTATGGGCGAATAGGTGAAATCAACCATTATTCAAAATTCTACGATTCTTTCAAGAAACAATTTGTAGAAGATTTCTACGAGGAAACCATAAGGCCGCTTATTGGGCCGCTGATGTTGCACAAACCAGAGGATTTCGGCGATACGCCAAAGAGGCATCGGGGAAGCGTTTACGGCTGGCATTGTTACTTCGATGAATTCGTGCCAAAAGATGTGCTGTCCAAAGACGTTTACAACTTCTTGCAACAGCTAGATTTGGTCTTTGGTCCCTATCGCACGGATTATATGTATACTAATAAATGCTTTTCAAAATTCGACAAATGGTTTCTCCGACTGTCCGATTCTCTAATCATTGACGTTGATGGATCTCTTGAACGAATCAAAGCTTGGGAAGAAAAAATGGCGCGTTTGGATGAACACTGTGCGAAGCTTGCTGCGATTATTGAAAGAGTCCTCGGACCAATTGGCAGGTTGCTTACGTCTGGATGGGCGGGTTTCATAAATATCCTGAAATTCATCGGTCAGTTCCTTGCTTACCTTTGGGTCTTCGCATGGGCGCAGAAAAAGAAAGCTTGTCCTTATTTCAAATTCGAGGATTAAATTCGCCAAGATTTATTTTTTTTTAACATTAGATTCTTACAAACGGAATAAACAAAAACAAAATTATGAAAAATATACAACTACTTGCGATTGATTTTCAGAATGATTTTTGCGACCCCAAAGGCGCGTTATGCGTAGCTGGAGCGAGCGAAGACGCTGAACGTGTTGCCAAAATGATCACGAAACACGCTGACAAGATTGACAATATTTGCGTCACACTAGACTCCCATCAGCTTGTGCATATTGCCAATCCAATTTGCTGGGTTGATTCGAGTGGCAATCATCCCGTGCCATTTACCATCATCGAAGAAAACGATATTGTTGGTTCCGATGCTAAATGGAGAGCTTCTAACCCTGCGTCACAAGAGTGGCAGGTTGGTTACGTTAAATCTCTTGCTATCAACAAAAGGCATCCTCTAAATATTTGGGTTCCGCACTGCCTTATCGGGACATGGGGGTGGTCGATTTATCCCGTTTTTTCCGACGCACTTATCGCGTGGCAGAAATTATTTGCAGAGGTTGACTTTGTGACAAAGGGGTCAAATCGAAAAACCGAGCATTATTCCGCTGTCAGGGCTGAAGTGGAAGATCCTGATGACCCCACAACGAAGCTCAACGGGCCATTCGTGAATAGCTTGAAATTGGCTGATACCATCCTGATTGCGGGCGAAGCACTATCACATTGCGTTCGTTCGACAGTCTCTGATGTGGCAGGCGAATTTTCAGACGAGGAAGTTAAGAAATTCGTTTTTCTTGAAGATGCGTCTTCGCCCGTTGCGGGTTTTGAAAACCTTGCAGACGACTTTGTCAACGAAATGGCGGCAAAAGGAATGCGCATTTCGAGAACAGACACGTTCTTTTCTTGATTTTAACCTTCAAAACAAACAGGGAGACATATTATGCCAAAAATACCAACCATAGAAACCAATAAGCGAATAATTAACTTCCCAAGATGGAAAATATTTGGGTTCGTTTAAAAAATCCTTGACTTTTAAAATTTAACCGACAGTATTTGGAGGCATGAACTATATTATGAAATCACTTCTCGATCTTGACCTTTATCAATTAACGATGCAGCAATTAGTCTTTCATCGTTTCTCGAATGTTGACTGTGAGTATAAATTCGTTTGTCGAAACGTGAAAGGCGGTGGCGAGGGGTCAGGGTATCTATTCAAATATGTTTCGAGGGACGAAATCAAGGAGGCCCTTTCCAAGTTGGACCCCCTCCTTTTGGATCGTCGTGAATTAGATTACCTTTCCCGTCTTGGCTATTTTAAAAATAGTTATTTGCGATATTTAAAAGATTTTCGGTTTGATGTAGAAAATGACCTTACAATCCCTAAAAATGGAGAGGGGTGGGATATTAACGCGAAAGGACCGTGGGCTAGGATTATTCCTTATGAAACTATGGTTTTGTCAACGGTAAATCAAGTTTTTGCTAAGAACTGGATGGAAGCGAACAGCGTTAGCACGGAAGAGGTATACAGGGTTGCATGGGAAAGGTTACAGGACAAAATTGACGTGCTGAAATCGTATGTTCGAAGTTGTGAAGGTGGTAAATTCGGATTTCGTTTGATAGAATTCGGGACAAGGCGCAGGTTGCATTCAGCTTGGCAAACCCAGGTTATAAAATATTTACAGGAAGAACTTGGGGAAAACCTAGTCGGAACAAGCAATGTATTTTCTGCGATGCAGTTTGATTTAAAAGCAATCGGAACTTTCAGCCATGTCTTACCCATGGGCATGCAGGGACTTGTGCCTGTCCAGCATAGCGCGAGAGAGGCATATAAAATATGGTCTCGTGAATACAGGGGGCTTTGGGGAATATGCCTTCCTGATACGTTGGGTCATAAGAAGTTTTTTAAAGACTTTTCATTAGAGTTGGCAAAATTGTATGATGGAGTGCGCCATGATAGTGGGAATCCTGTAAAATTTGCAAATGATATTATAGCCATGTATGAAGGTTATGGAATAGACCCTCGGGAAAAATGCATTGTTTTCAGTGATGGCTTGGATATTCCGAAGGCAATTAAACTTCATGAAATTTTTGGAAGGAAAATTCAATGTTCTTTTGGCATAGGAACAGATTTGACGAACGACACGATTGTTCCAACGCCGCAAGTTGTCATGAAAATGTCAAAAAGCCACGGACAACCCGTTGCTAAAATTTCTGAAAGCAAGGGTAAAAATCAGTGTGCAGATTCTCTTTACATGGAGTATCTTAAGCACTCAATAAAAAATTACGAGTAACCTACCACGGGGCAAGCCCCATGGCTTTTAAAAGCCAAAGGTTACCAGCAGACAGGCAGGAGTAAAAATGTTTGTAAACGATACACAGAAAATTAGAAACCTTGGGATACCGCCTCAGTTCCAAGCTCTTTGGATATGGGTTAAACAGTCCCGTGTGGTAAGGACAGTGCTCATATCGTTAAACTCTGTGATATCCCTGCGAGAGGAAGTCGGATTTATTGGTAACTCCAAAACCAATAATACGCATAACTCCAATACACAGGAGGGCTTAAGGCCATGTATGTGTATGTAATAAATAAAAACGGGAAACCCTTAATACCGTGTTCGCCAGCAAAAACTAAACATCTGCTTGAAGCTGGTAAAGCAAAGTGCATTAAAAGAACACCATTCACAATCAAACTTTTATGGGATTGTGAGGAAAATACACAAGAAATAGTTGCAGGAATGGATACAGGGAGTAAAAC